TGACATGGGTTTATGTCAACAAATTAAACAAGACCTAGAAGATTTTAAAAGAGATTTTACCATGTTTGAATTTTCAGACATGATATCCCAGTTTGTTAAGAAAGATAAATGTCCACCCCTCGACGTCGTCTTTCTTGATGAAGCACAAGATCTAAGTCCCTTGCAATGGGATATGTTCTTTTACATTGAATCCCGATGTAAGCGTTCCTACATTGCGGGGGATGATGATCAGACAATCTATTCTTTCCAAGGTGCAGACCCTACTATTTTTATTAACCTAGAAGGAACTTTAGATCCACAAACAGAATCGAGACGAGTCCCTAGAAGCGTGCATCGAGTAGCTATGTCTATCTTAGAGAACGTAGAGCAACGAAGAGAGAAGGTTTGGATCCCTAGAGATGCAACCGGGATGGTAGTGGAAGATGCCAGTTTAGAGCAACTAGATTTTAGTACAGGTAACTGGATGATTTTAACTAGGACCAACAATCAAATGAAACCCATTGTAGAGTATATGATGTCTCTGGGACATAGGTTTGAATGTAAATATAATCCTTTACTTCCTAATGACTTAGTACAAGCAATTAGTATCTGGAATCGTTTAAACAAAGGTGCCAGTGTTTCAGGTGCAGAAGCACAACAGGTCTATGAATACTTAACCGTTAAAGATGAGCAAGTGAAATATAAATTCTCTGGAGGCAAGTCTCTGGACGGAGTGGATACCGTAGACATCGATGAGTTGATGCTGAACCACGGGCTTCTAGTGACGGGCAGCTGGGAACTATTGAATGTAACCGAAGAACAAAAATTACATATCCAGGAACTAGTGGCGAGCAGCGAGGATCTAAGTAAAAAAGCTAGAATTAAAATTGCAACCATTCATAGTGTAAAAGGAGAAGAGTGTGACAATGTTATTTTATTTACAGATTTAGAAAAAATTATCTACGACTCGGCTTTACGAGATAAAGACACAGAACACCGATTGTTTTTTGTGGGAGTAACTAGAGCCAAAGAACGATTGTACATCATGAGTCATGATTACGATTACCAATACAACATAGGAGAAGAAATCATATGACTACTAGACAAGACATGGAACGTTTGTTTCCTACTAAGAGACAAGAGGGAGGAGATCATTACTCTAAACATAAAATACAACCATACACTTTTATACAGACCAATGGCTTGAGTTTTTTTCAAGGAAATGTTATCAAGTACGTAGTACGTTATAAAGATAAAAATGGTATTGAAGATCTTAAAAAAATTATTCATTACTGTGAATTAGAAATAGAAAATATAAGCAAATGAATTTTGCTTTATTAGTAACTATAGTGGTGTTGATGTATTATGTTATTTGAAGCAGCGACCGAATGGAATTGTCCGGAAACGTTTCCTGATCTAAGTAAAGCAAAGTATATTGCGATTGACTTAGAGACTAGGGATCCTGATTTAAAAACTAGAGGATCCGGTGCTGTCATTGGTAACGGAGAAGTAATTGGTATTGCCGTAGCCATTGAAGGCTGGTCTGGATACTATCCTATTGCACATAGAGAAGGTAACTTAGATAAACGAATTGTATTAGATTGGTTCAAAGAAGTATGTGCAACCGATGGAGTAAAAATATTTCACAATGCTATGTACGATGTTTGTTGGATTCGTGCCCTAGGTATTCCTATTAATGGTCACCTAGTAGATACGATGGTGATGGCTTCTTTGATTGATGAAAATAGATTTTCTTATACCTTAAATAGTATTGGTTATGATTATTTAAGAGAAGTCAAAGATGAAAAAGGTTTAAAACTAGCGGCCGAACAAGCAGGCGTGGATGCTAAATCAGAAATGTACAAACTTCCGGCAATGTATGTGGGAGCCTATGCAGAAAAAGATGCTGAACTAACTTTACAATTATTTAAAACATTATCCGTAGAAATTAATAAACAAAACTTAACCGAAGTATTTGATTTAGAAACTAGATTGTTTCCTTGTTTGATTGATATGAAATTTAAAGGCGTTCGTGTGGACAATGAAAAAGCGCATGTACTGAAAAAAACATTAGTTTCAAAAGAACAAACCTTATTGTTAGATATAAAAAGAGAAACAGGAATAGAACCACAAATATGGGCAGCAAGAAGTATTGCAACCGTGTTTGATAAACTTGGTTTAACTTATGAACGAACGGCAAAATCAAATGCTCCTTCTTTTACTAAGAATTATTTGTCTACCCATCAACATCCTTTAGTACAGAAGATAGCAAAAGCCAGAGAAATCAACAAAGCTCACACTACGTTTATTGATACGATTTTAAAACATTCTCATAAAGGGAGAATTCATGCGGATATTAACCCTATTCGTTCTGATCAAGGAGGAACCGTTACCGGTAGATTTAGTTATTCTAATCCTAACCTACAACAAATTCCTGCTAGAAATAAAGATTTAGGTCCTATGATTCGTGGATTATTTATTCCAGAAGAAAATCATTTGTGGGGTTGTTTTGATTACTCTCAACAAGAACCAAGATTAGTGGTACACTATGCAGCTTCCACTGAACCGATTTGTTTTGATGAATCGGTTACTAAAATTGTGGCTCAGTTTAAAGATAACTCCGTAGACTTTCACCAAACCGTGGCAGACATGGCAGGCATTTCTAGATCTCAAGCTAAGACTATTAACTTAGGATTGTTTTATGGAATGGGTAAAGCAAAATTACAAGCAGAACTAGGATTAAGTACCAAACAAGAAGCAGAACAATTATTTAATCAATATCACGAGAACGTTCCGTTTGTAAAAGATTTAATGATTCGAACTTCTTCTCATGCGCAAGGATCCGGATCTATTGGAACCTTACTAGGACGACGATGTCGTTTTAATAAATGGGAACCGGATACTTTTGGTATGCACACTCCTATGACTTATGAAGAAGCAGAACTAACGTATGGACGTAAACGAATTAAAAGAGCCATGACTTACAAAGCGTTAAACAAATTGATACAAGGAAGTGCAGCCGACATGACTAAAAAAGCTATGTTAGATCTTTATGAAGAAGGTATTATACCACATATTCAAATACATGATGAATTAGATATCTCGGTAGAGTCTCCAGAACATGCTAAAAAGATAGTTGAGATTATGGAAAATGCTGTTACACTCAAGGTTCCTAACAAAGTAGATTATGAATCCGGCAAAAGCTGGGGAGACATTTATGGCTAAACTATGGCGTATCTTAACTCAAATATACCACCCCTATATTGTTCCGTTAGGAAAGAATATCTTTATGATCTTAAAAGTCATCATGGACAAAGTGAAGAGTGTGTGGTCTTCGGGTTTGCATCAATCGCCACCCGAGCCATCTTGTTTCACGCCTTACTACCGAATGGTGCGGTCTACTATCGATTGCCTATCTCAGCTTTTTTTCAAAAACATCTTCAAAGAACCGAAGTGCCCGATATGCAAGTTGACGAGTTACAGTTGTGGAACTGTTTTAGTTATCATCCTGCTGTTACTAATTATTCTTTTTTAGATGGACAACGTGGTACCTTTTTTGGCAAAGATAAAAAAATGTATCCTGGAGAATATTTATTCACCATTGACTGGGCTCATCCAGACTCCAATGTTTTGGATACAGAACATTCTGAAATCTCTCATGAACATAAGTGTGCACACATTCTGGCTCTTGATAACGGTAATTATGCAGCTCAGCCTAATAATCGTATTCTGTGGAACATACCTAGTTTTACTACTAGTGACGCTAAGCCAGACTATAAAGTCCAAACTACAACGTGGAACGTAGAGAACAAGGACTGGAAAACAGACGACACTGATGATATGTTTTACGATATAGAAAAAAAATAATGAAACTCTCAGCCAATTTTCAATTAAGCGAACTCGTTAAGTCTCAGACAGCAGAGCGAAAAGGGATACCCAACAACCCATCCCCGGCTCATGTCGATCATTTAAAGGCCCTCTGTGTCAATCTATTACAACCCATACGGTCTCATTTTGAGGCTCCGGTACTTATTTCTTCTGGCTACCGGTCGGGAGAGCTTTGTATTGCCATAGGATCTAAAATCACTAGTCAACATGCGACCGGTAAAGCGGCAGATATAGAAGTGGTAGGAGTCGATAATAAAAAATTAGCAGAATGGATTAAAGAAAATTTAGAGTACGATCAATTGATTCTCGAGTTTTATCGAGATGGTGAGCCCGACAGTGGCTGGGTTCATGTCTCATGGAACTCAGACAAGAACCGTAGCAACTCCCTTCGAGCGTCGAGAGACGAGGAGCTAGGGAAAACAGTATATAAACCATGGTAAAAAGAAGTACTATAAGAGATTTAATTAAACAAATAGACACCGTTCATGGTATTTGCCCTGTATGTGAAGAACAAGCAATTTTAGTTGCAATCGTGACAGATTATTATAGATGTACTAACTGTGGAGAAGACACTAGACAATATGTTAATGGCTCCATTAAATATTTAAGAATAACAAACGAAGATAAAAGATGGCTAA